CACAGCCAGCAAGTTTAATATTAAACTCGTATAGCCGATTCATTTCTTGTAAATATTGGGTGAAAGGTTTCATTGGAAAGATCCTAATATAGAGTATTTATATCATTTGACAGACTTTGCTGCCTTGGATGATTCTAAAATTTGTGCCAACAACTGATTACGATCTATTACTGTAGCTTGTCCATCAATTGTGGGCAATCTAGGATCAGAATTTTTACTGTCAGATGCTTGGTCTAATCTCATTTTTTTCAATTGTAGATCTATCATTCTTAGTTTTTTATCAATTTTTGCTTGTTTAGCTGTAATTGCATGCCCTAAGAGCACGCCAGCTGTTTGTAATATTGTGCCGCTAAACCTGGCTTCAACGTTCATCCCTAAGCTCATTAGGTCTTCGAATTTTTCTCTAGCTATATTGCTGAGTTCATCTAACTCGTCGTCGGCGCTATCCAAATCTGATACTTGCGGTAATGCTGCATCAATCTTATCAATAATATCATTAGCACGGACAAGTTCTGCTTGATTGTTATCAATTATAGATTTTGCAGTATTGATATGAATTTCGGGTTGTTCTATTTGCTCATCGGCAGGCAAATTGAATAGTTCTTCTAAACGTTTAGTAATTTTATTTCCCCTTTTTGTTATTTATTTTTAACGTCGGGTACCGGTGTAAATGTCGTGTTCTGTTACAATACGAAATACCATTCCACTATTAGCGCAAAATGCACGGGCAGCAGCCCACTTGGCCATGTTTAATGCAACTGCTGCCTTATCTCTAACACTTTTAGCACTCTCAAAGTTAGTTTCCTTCATTGGTTTAACTTCGACCACCTCGGCATGTTTTTTCTGCGACTTGTCTACATAAATCATTAGAAAGTCTGGTACATAGATAGTATTTTTTCCTGTTAACGGATTTCTATAAGGAATCATAAATGGTTCACTTGCCCATTGTATTACCGCAGGATTGTTATCACAGAATGTACAAAAAGAAAACTCCCACGAACTACGATAAGTAGGAGTTTTCTTTCCTATGTATTTTTCTATATTTTTTATTTGGTACTTACCTTGCGCATATTTGCTCATGGAAGTATCATTCTTTTTACGTATTTACTAACCCTAGGTGAATTTTTTACACCTAAAAAACTTGTTCCTACTCTATTTAAGTTTAAAAACATTGTTATGTATGCGTTTAGTTCAAAATCATCCATTTTAGTAAAGTCGGATAACACAGCCATTGGATCCAATCGTTGTGCTATACTTGTGTATATAACCGAACTAGCTAAAATTTTTGCTGCTTGTTTATTACTACATATTTGTTCAAAGAATCCCAATACAGCATCATCAATATTTTGTGATACTGTAAATCCTGGTTGGAAGAAATTATTAAAGAACGTCGATGTTGTTGTATTTCCCGACAACGCCGATTGGGTTAAATTATTTGCCATATTTTTATTTGATTAAATCTTTTTCTGCTTTTGCTGCCGCAAGTTGTTGCGTAACTTTGACTAACTCGTCTGTTTTTTTTGTTTTTTCTGCGGTGGCTTTGTCTTTAATGTTGGTTTGTAATTTTATATTTCTTTCTAGTTGTGCCAATAATGTTGCTTTAGTTGGATTTGTATCTGGTAATGCGTTTGCCGCTGCAAGTTTTGAACTAAGTGCTGCCAATGATGCGGTTGAGTTTTTTAATTGTGAATCAGCTCTAGCGGCAGCATCGCTTACGTTTTTTTGCTGTCCTGTTAATGATGAAATTCTACTATCCATTGATCTTTTTTGTGCTGGTACATTTACACGTCTCTGATTTGATGATGCTCTTTTAAACAATTCATCGTTTACTATTTTCATTGTTTTTGTCACGGCTATTTGTGCCAATGCTCTACCAATACTATTTCTAGGAAACACTCTTGTAAAACTATTCAACTGCCCTCCTACAATTGATTTTAATCCGCGCTTTAAATCAACTTCGGTTGGTAACGGATTTTGCCCATTAATTAGTTTTATTATACTATTTTTTACATTTATTCCACCAAACGGTGTTGATATCATACCATTACTATTTAATATACTAGGTATAAAAGTATTAATGTTAGGATTTCCCTGTCTCAATGCACGAGTTACAGCAGTGTTTAAATCATTGGGTAATGCATTCTTTAATGATCCGCTTCTCAATGCGTTTAATCCTACCATACTAGCAAACATATTATTACCAAATATACCCGAATTAGTTGCTCTTGGTATGAATGAATTAAACAGACTGTTTCCACTAGGAACTCTATAACCAGTTTTACTTCTAATAGGACTAGATGTTGTATCGTAGTGTAATGTTGCAATTCCTTTAGGGGTGTCGCCAATGCGTGTGGTGCCAGATTGATATATAACTGCTTCGTACTCAACAGTCATTTCATGCTTCATAGTTTCATTTTCTCCCTGTTGATGCAGCCCGTGTCTGAAACTTTTAATAACAGGATTAACTAGTATATATTCGCTGAATTGTTTTTTATGCAAACTATAAATTCGAATAGCTTTTAAGAAAGGCATTGAGTTGACAGGAGATAAACCAAAATCTGTAATCTGTTGGTTACTATATTTTTGTGCCATCCCGTCTTGAGTTAATTCATAATCACTGTCTCTATAATAATATTTAAAATATTTTTCCCAAAAATTTCTAACTACATTAGAACTATCGTCGTTGAATACTATAGTAACAGGATCGTATTTTACTTTACTTTGTACAATCGAAGCTCTGTTATATGTATTAAAAGTTTTTGTCTCCATTGTATATTTTGGTAAGTCGGCCGATTTTACCAACATACCAAGTTCGGCTGTTGCAAGAGGGTTGCTCCGATCTCCACCACCTGCTCCAGTGTTTATATCAATGAATACGTGGAATAAAAATCCAAATTTTGGAAGTAATCTATATCCATCTCCTACATACAATTGACTTGCATGTTTATAGTCTTTTAATATTGCAGACATAAATGTACCTATTTTAATAATATTTATCTCATAAAAAAAGGATCCTTAGGATCCTTTTTTTGTTACTTTAGTATTACTTTTAAGCAGATACACCAGTAATCATATCACCTTGGTTTCGTCCAACTGGTGTACCAACACCTTCACCAGATTCTTGCAATGCATTATCAAAGCGTATACCCAATTGAATTTGTACAACTTCGTTATTGGCATAGTTAACTTCTTGGTAGTTTGCTTCATGTATGAAACAACCATATAGTTCCCAAGTTTCTAATACTGCCGGTTCGTCTGCTCCGTTACCACCGTCTAGCATTTCTAAACGAGTGATAAATTTATAATCACTACCGCTTGCAGCAGAACTTTGCTCCATAAAGTCGAATTGCTTTTGCAACTGTTCGCCGACTAATCTGCTGACATTGCCAGCTGCATCATCACGTAATGTAACCGATGTGTCTGCCCAGGTTGGTTTACCTGCTAATCTAACCAAGCTGTTGTAAACATGAACATCAATGTCGCCGAAGCTAACCGATGGTCTAGCAAATGACATTACTTGTTTAGTTAACTCTACTTTTTCTGGACTAACTCCAAAACTTTCAAAGCTAACTCTAAAACGATATTGCAATTTGGGCATTAATAGGCCCTGTGTACTAGAACTGCTACTAGTGTTTAATGGTACTGTAAATCTTGTAAGCGATGCAACCGACATACTATTCTCCTAATTCTTATAAAAATATTTATGACATTTCGAACAAAAAACTTTTGGTTAAAAATGCCATTAACACTAGCTTTAATGAAATAATTAAATTTACAAAACAGGTGCATTATACACCTGTTTTGATTAAAATATTACTTCAATCCACTGATTGATCCAGGATTTTTAAGTCTAATTGGAATATAAATAAACTCAACATCCTTCATTGGTTCAATTGCAACATCAACATACAACTCATTACGAGCAATACGATCTGCTGTATTATTGCTTGTATCGCATACTACTAAGTAGTCATACAATCCACGTTTTCCAATTAAATCATTTAGAACACTTTCAACTAATTGCTTAACTTGATCGCGTACAATTTTATCATTTGGTTCAAACAAGAAACTATTAGCAACACCGCGCAATACTGTACGTAAGTAGTTAACTAAACGTGCCACATTAACACGATCCATTGCGCTACCACCGCCACCAACAGATGGAGCACGAGTCTTTTGACCATATGCTACAATGCCGGCGCCTTGTAATTGTGTAATAGGGTTGAGTCTCTTTTCGTATAAAGTATCTCTTAACTGAGTACTAATACCTGCACGAATAAACAATCCACTTGTTGCATCAAGATAACCAATTGCAGTAACATTATCCACTAAACCGCGGCGTGTACCAGCTGGTGCAAACCATTGATAGCTTAAATTATCACTATGCAAGAATGTACGTAGCATCATGTGACTTGCGGGCACCGCTATTTCATTGCCTGACAAATCAGTGCTCAATGCGCTAGGATAGTACACACCCAAGTACGGATCTGCTGTTGTTTGTGCTGCATCGTACTTGGTGATATCATTTAGATTAGCTGCCAATGTCATTGGAGTGTCACCAATAACGAAACCAGTATTAGCACGATCGTTATTTAATGATACTAAGTTAACAATCAACTCAGGATAACCCGGGCATGTTAACAGATTGTATCCGTATGCTTCTTCTCTAAGATCATTACTACCGTCAACTGCTGCCTTCAATGCTGCAACCACAACGCTACGTTGTGCTTTGTGACCCATCATTGGAGAACCATCTTCGTTTAGACTAATTTGAGATACCCAAGTTGATGTTACATCCGGTAAATCACCTTCTGTGACATTAAATGAATTTGTATTAAAGTAGTCTTGGACAAACTTTTTAACAATATACCCACCGCGTCTTGTATTAAACAATAAGGTACCACGTGGATATAATCTGTAATCTGGTGCATCTAAGTCGGTATAATTTGAAGTTAACAATGATTTTGTAGTTGGTAGAGTACCAGTTACAGTGTCAGCTGTACCAGCATCGTCCCAACGTGCATCTCCAAAGATTATACCGTTTGAACTTGTATGATCGGTTTTGTCAATTGCGACCCAAGTCGATCCGTTATATCTATTCAATTTTGGATAATTTTCTAAATCACCAGTATCCAACCATAAGTCGCCAGGAGCCAATCCTGCATTATTACTTTGTGAAGTTGGTTTTGATGGAGTTACGATAACCCCATTAGGATCGGTTGCTGTTAAATCGTAACCGCGACCATCGCGAACTACATTTTGATAACCTTTCCATCCGTCCGATCCACAAATCATTATATCAACCGCAGTTGCATCATCATAATACCAATATGTACCATTTGCAGGTGCAGTAGATGGTTCAGTTGAACTGAATGTATAAACAGCAGGTCTCCAATTTGTTAAATTAATTGTACTAGATACAATATTAGAAACTACACCTTCTGTTGAAGTTGTAAATCCAGCTGTTGATATTGGATTGCCGCCGCCTGTGGTGTTTACTAAACTAATAATACCACCAGCACGATGTGTAATAGAAATTGCACCATTTGCTTCAACTGTTGCCGAAACATCATCGTTGCCTGCTGCTAAAATAGACGCAACAAAATCACTAGGAGAAGCACCAGGTAAAGTACATGAATATGTACTAGGTGTTTCGCTACCGGTCACAGATACTATCATGTCAAATGTATGACCACTTGTAAAAGCAAGTGCTCCTGGGATAGTAGATCCTGTAACTTTAGTTGCACCTTTTTTACTTAGTGTATAAATGGTATAACTACCAAGACCGTTATTTTGCGAATCGGTCTTAACAAAGAATGTACCGGCTGCAATATTAACGCCGCCACCAATACGGTCCAGAGTAGCTAATACTGAATATGCACTAGGCTGTAAAGGTGCTATAACCGATTTCCATGATTCCGAAGCAGAGCTATATTTTTTAATAGTAAAATTAGCACCATTGCCTTGTTGAGATGTTTTAATCCATACACTCTTACTAGGACGAGCAATAGGATCAAATACAGTCCATTCCGGAACTTGCGCAAATGTTGCATACTCAACTGTTGCACGACCGTATGTATATGAGTCAATACCAATTGAACTTAAATTGTTTAAGACCAGTGGTTGTGCAATTGCTCCTGTATCTGTCCCAACATTAGTTGCTACAAATTCAGTAGTTGCAGCACTATCAGCCGCTCCACATACTGTCCAATCTTGGGCGCCAGGTGTAAGAATTTTGTATCTTACACCAACAACCAATTGAGTAGAGTTAACATTTGCAATGGTCGAATCATCAATGGTGATAACACCAACACTGTTACCATCGTTAGATGTAGACGCGGCAGTTGTTCCAACTCTAGCATATAATGCTAATCGTCCACTCACAAGGCTTGCTGTAATAGAAGTATTGCCAGACCAAGTAAGAACTTCAGAATTAATGAAATCTCTAAGATCCGACATAGTAGTAATATGGGCGCTAAAGATAATTTCGTCGCCGTTGCCATCAAAATTAATTTTTACTCTGCTTCCCTTAGGAATATCAACCGTCGAGGTAGTGCTTGTGACCACAGGTACCGTATCTGCCCACGCAGAACTTCCTACTTGTTTCCATGTGTTGTCAGCAGCTTTATAAAATATATAATTATTATTTGAAAATACATCAACTGCATATGAACCAATTGTTCCAATTGATGATTTTGGAACAATTGATGCCGATACTGTTTGTGTCGAAGAAGTAATTAAAATTGGAGTTTTTGCTTCAAATGTATCGTTATCTGCTATATATTCCCAAATACCAAAGTTACTAGTAGAAGTGTCTAACCAAACTGTGCCGTCTGCACTTTCGCCCTGCGGACGAATCGAAGTTCCTACTAAAGCGTTAAGGTCAATATCGGCACGCATTGCCCAGACACGGTTTCCCAAGCCCATAGCACTGTATGCTGCCATAACTCCATATTCATTTAACTCATGTCCGTGTAACGCAGTATCCGCGGTGCTTCTGCGGAAAATAGGATATCCAAATGTATTCGCTAATTCGCGTTGACTGCTAATACCGTATAATTTTCCTGCATTACTTTTTAAAGTTCCTGGTGCAATTTTGCCGCTGAGTGTTTTATTTTCAGCTGTAGCAAAAACTACAAAAGGTATTGTGCCTACTCCGGTGGGTAGGTATGCGCTCTCGTCAATAATCGAGATTTCTAAGCCTGGTGATACTAATGCCATGATATTCGTCCTTTGTAAACGTTGTTGTAGTTATTTATTTTCTGATTGCAAAATCATGGCTATTAGCGATCCTTTATCCGGTCCTTTACGTATAAGTATATAATATGCCCAATCAAAAACTAATATCTAAAAAATTATGCCCTGTATGTAAATTTTATCACGTGGCTGTCAATTATCATCGGCACGGTAAAGTATATTATCGCGCAATGTGTACATCGTGTATACACAAAGGAAAAAAAATTAAACCTGAGGCTCCAAATTGGTATAAATCTGGATACAGGAAAACGGAAAAATGTGATAAGTGCGGGTTTAAATTTAAATTTTTAGGACAAGCAAACGTCTATTACACTGACGGTAACGAAAATAACGCCAATTGGTCTAATCTAAAAACTATATGTTTAAACTGTCAAGTTGAAATAAAAAATATCACTACATCATGGACACCTGGAAATATTATACCAGATTTTTAAGTTGAGCATACATATCTTCTATGCCGTTGTTATTGTGAATAACAGCATCAAAGTTTGCACCTGCCCAAGAAGTTTCGCTAGGATGAATGTTATGTAGTGCTTGAGCAGCGTATATATTGCCCTGATTGGCTTTGACTGCAATATCATACCACCAAGGAAGTTCACCCCGTTGTATCCAAATTATAATACCGTTTTGTTCTTTAATGGATTTAATTTCGTTGGGGAAACGGCAATCGCTAATAACTACATTGTCTTTACTGTTTCGTAGCTTATTTTCTAAGCTAGCAATCCATATGTCATCGTGGAATGTTTTACGGCATACTTCTGTGCCCCAGTTTTGTAGCACCCATCTAGGAGTTAATTCAGATATACCAAGACGTTCACTCCACCATAAGTCTGGTTGTTCGCGCCATTCACGAGCCTGTTTGGTACGTCCTTCAAGCAATTCTCTATCCCATCCAAAGATAGCACTTATTGCATCTTTTAATGTACTTGCAAAACTTTCGCGGCGAAATTCATGGAAGTTAACTAGATAATCCGCTGCTGTGTCTTTTCCAGATCCAATGAATCCGCATATTCCTATAATCATAAAAAATGCCCTCTTAAGGGCATTTTAGCATATTCTTTGGTTAGTGTCAATGTTACACGCCGTACTTATTTTTTTTAATTTTTGCAGTAGTACTAACTCTGTTTACACCGGGCACTTCTTGACTTCGGCTACTACTCCAAGTTTGTTTACTACCGTCTCCAACTTGTGCGGCCGCTGCATTAATCATATCCATTTCTTCCTTGGTGTAAGGTGCTAGTAACGGGTCCCCTGCAATGTAATTATCTGCTTTAGTGGGATAGTCAGGAGCACCTGCTAATGCAATACCAAATCGATAGTTTTTGTACGCCGAGCCAGAGCTTGCATTTTGGTCAGGAAAAGTAGTTAGATTTTGAATTGGTGCTTCGTGCTCGGGATTTAGTGGTGCCATCCCACCAGTTTCAAGTATAATATCTTTAATTTTCATAGTAACCTATTTATCCAATTATCCAAGTTAACGGTTGGCCGCCGTCAACATAGTTCTTAAGATCGTTTTCTAATTGTTCCATCTCCGCCAATGCTTCGGATTTTAATGCATCGCCATTTAATGTAGTACCACCCTGCGGTCCTGCAATTTGTGCAAATTTACTACGTGCTTCACCTAATATTCTTTTAGCAAAACTATATGCATAATCTTGCAACCAAGGATATGCCATATGATCATTTAATAACATTGCATCCGGTTTATAATTGTATGTATGCAGTAATACAGATTCCGACGGCACATCCGTTGACGGGCTCCATACTTGTGTACTACGAAGATTAAATGTTGTCACAGTAGTGTCTTGCAATTGATTTATCGCAGTAATTGTAATAGTTTTACTCAATCCGTTAACTGTTCTAATTTGATAATATCCGTTATATCCAGCAACCTTACAGTTAGAAATAGCCAAACTACTGCCTACTTGAACGTCCCACGCATCTTCGGTAACAATAGAAATTGTACTACCAACAGTTTGGGCATTAGCTGTCATGGATGACAATCTGATGTAACTATGCCCGGTTGAGGGCATTTTACGAATTAATGTTATTTTTTTAGTTGTTGGATTCCATGTAAAATTCATGTATCCACCAAACATTTTCATTGATTGTTCTTGATATTGGGCAAACAATTCATAATTGGCAAGTCCACCAAGACGGCCTGCTTGCAACATATACGTATTCAAATAACCACTGGCAAATGGCTCAAATTGACTAGCTGTGGTCCCAGTTACACTACCGATACCTCTACGAAATACTTGCTTAACTGTAATAATTTCACTAGGTAGAATATACTCTTGAGTCTCAGGTAGCAAATTTAAAAATGCATAGCTTTCCTCAACCGCATTTTGTGATCGTTGACGGTATTTTATTAATGCTTGTTTAATAGCTAAGAAGTAGTGTTCTTGGTCTAGCTCAACGTCGACTATGCCATCAGCCAATCTAAGACGAATATAATCAATTACTTCATTACGTTTTGCATCAAGTGCCGTTAGCAAAGTTTCGTCGAACGCAATTGGTCCCGGCCCACCTAGGCTATCAGCACTAATACTTTGAGTTATTGGATCTAGTCCGGGTTTAAGTGTGGCCATTTAGATAATTTCCTATTCTGTTGCTAAGTATTTAGCCATATACTTAGCAACAGATACCCAACTTATGCTACTTTTAATAGTAAAACATCATGGTTGATACGCCCATTAAGTTTAACCTCAACTGCCTTAATGTCCTTGATAAAGGTACGTAATGCAACCTTGCCCGCCTTTGCAAAATCAGACAATTGCTCTGCGGGTTTACGCAATGTTTTAGAAACACTCTTATCAAGATCAAATCCTACAATAGTAGATCCTTTGATGGCCAAAGTTTGATAGCTTGATGCTACATATTTTCCTAACTTACGTGTTTTAGGATTGTAAACCCACAACTCTGCGGCACCAATTATAGTAGCAGGATTAATGCTAACAATTTTAAGCGATTTGTCCTCTTTAGCGTATTTAAGTTTAGCAACCAGTTTTTCTTTGCTAGGTGCTTTACGAACCGCTGCTTTTTTAGTTGCCTTTTTAACATCACGATATTGCTCAATTGCTGCCAGCAATGAATCGATCCAAGCGATGATACGTCGGAAGTCTGCTGCCTTAAGGAACTTATATCCTTCAATCAACTGCTCATCTTCTTTAGACTGAGCACGAATAAATTCGTCGCGATGTGATTCAAATACTGCTTGATACTTACCCAATTGGCTTTGCGGTACTTTGTTAACTGTTAGAAAGTCGTAGGCTTTAAAATCTGATTTAACATTAGTCACAACATCGTCAAATGCCCCTTCAATTTCTCCAATTGTGTCGGCTGTTTTTTCATTTAAACGATCTTGGATTGTGGGACGATAAACTTCACCACCTTTAATTACTACCGCAGTTTCCTCGGCAGGTTCTAAATCAATTCGAGCAATAACATTGTTAATGCTGGTATTTAAAAACTCAATATGACGAGCACGTAGAGGCATGCCAATTCGATTAGCCATTACTAGACTGCATGCTGTCATTGGCAACCATTTGTCGCTTGCACGTTCAAAACTTCTAATCTGATCTTTATCAAAGTCTTTGGTAGACTTCATCCACTCCACTACATACTTCTTGCAATCTTTTTGATTGTAGTAGTAATTGTAATAATAAAAACTTTGTCGTAAGTGGTGATCAAACTCATCGTCTGTAAATTCTTCTGCTCGATTGGCATCCCATTGGGGCTCACCACCTGTGTATTTTTCATCTACAAACAAAGGATTACGGGTTTTATGTACTTTTGTTTTAATTTTAACG